CCTGTGGTGCTACACCAATATTACAATTTACATACGATGAAACAAAACCAAATGGTATTGGTGAATTTGTTAAAGAGTGGCCAAGTAGAAATTCAGCTATAAAAGAATATGGAACAGGTGTAGTTGGTGTTTTAAAAGGTGGGCAAAAGTATTGTAAGGGATTTAAATTTATTTGGAAAAAAGATTACAAATACAATGGGGATGTTTAATCCCCTTTTTTTATGCTTTTAGATTGTCAAATACTTATCTATGTAGAGTTGTTAAAGACTTAAAGACAACCTAAAGACAAGATATATGCAATCGTATTACATTTCAGGTTCAAATGTATTCACTTTTAGAACCAAACCTACGGGCTCATCTGATTTGACATTGTATTTAGAGGATATGTTAACTCTATCTACATCATCAGCAGCTATTAGTGGTTACACATACAACGCTGAACAATCTATCTTACAATTTACTGCTTCTATCACAGCAAATACAGGCGATGAGTATAGAGCACACATTAAGGATAGTTGTGATAATAGATTATGGGATGGAACTATTCAGGTGTACGCATCTCAATCAATTAATAAGCCAGTATATACAAATCAGAACACAACAGGTTCATATATCTCTAACGATACTGCTAACGAATACATAATTTTAACTTAATATGAAGAAGATTGAAAATTTAAGCTTCGTAAATCTAACTCGTCAGGATATACCTGAAATTGTTGAAGATACAAAGACAAGATATAGCTGGGTACCTGTGGGTATAATTGGGCAAGATGATTACTTCCCAATCATTACTGATGCTTATCAAACCTCAACCACAAATGCGGCTTGTATTGAAGGTGTAGCCGATTTGATTTACGGAAAGGGTTTATATTCTAAAAATGAGGTAAAGGATAAACAATTACAAAGTATCCTCTCACAAAAAGATATGAAAAAAGTTTCATTTGATTTGAAACTTTATGGTAATGCTGCATTCCAAGTAATTTGGGATAACTCACACACTACCATTAAAAAAATGTACCATGTGCCTGTACAAAACCTAAGAGCAGAAAAAATATACGATTCTATCGATATTGAAAACTACTACTATTGTACTGATTGGTCAGACCAAAGAGCACAAAGAAACAAAAAAGTAATTCCTGCTTTTGGTACATCAATGGAAAAAATGGAAATTCTTTATATTAAGGATTACACACCTTCTAGATTCTATTACGGATTACCTGATTGGATATCAGCTTTACAATTCTCATTCTCAGAAGCAGAATTATCAAACCTACACATTAACAACATTGAAAATGGATTCTTGCCATTAGTAATGGTTAATATGAACAATGGTGTACCTGCACCTGAAGAAAGAGATACAATTGAAGCATTGATTGAAGGTAAATTTACAGGTACTCGTAATGCTGGTAGATTTATGGTATCATTTAACGATGACCCAGCAAATAAACCAACCATTGATACAATACAAACTGAGAATCTGCACGATAAGTACCAATATGTAGCAGAATACGCTCAGGATAGAATATTGGTAGCACATAGAATTACTTCTCCACTCCTTTTTGGTATTAGAACTGCACAAAACGGATTCTCTTCTCAGAGTGAAGAAATGATGACAGCATTCTCTATCATGCAAACAATGACTATTCAACCATTCCAACAAATGTTAATCGATGTTATATCTGATGCATTTGAAAAAGCTGGTTTGGAAGATATGGAGTTATATTTTGAACAATTAACACCTTTGGCTATCTTATCACAAACTGCAGAAGAAACTGACCAAACAATTGAAGAAGTTGAGCAGGATGTAAACGAACAAATGGAAAATCCTGATGAGATGGAATACGAAGATAAGGTTGATGATATAAACGAAACTACTAACGATAAAATATTTGAATAATGGCTTTTGGATTATTTGTAACACGAAACGATATCATTAAAAACACACCTTTACAGGGTGCTGTTGATGCTGATAGATTATTACCATTCATTAGAACGGCTCAAGAAAAATATATACTAAACCTATTAGGTACAGTATTGTATAACAAACTGCAAGATGATATAGAATCTCAAACAGCGTTTTCTGGGTACTATCTTACCCTAATGAATGATTATGTAAAGCCAACCCTTATTTGGTACGCATGCGTTGAGTATATACCATTCTCAGCCACTCAATTTAAGAGTGAAGGAGCTGTAAAATACAAATCAGAACAAGCTGAATCTGTCAGTAAGAATGAAATTGATTATTTGGCTCAAAAATCACAAGATAACGCTGATTATTACGCTACAAGATTACAGGATTATCTAATTGCATACTCAAATCAGATACCTGAGTTCTTACAATCAGTTGGAGATTCTACTCAAATCTACCCAGACCAAACTAACCAATACTTTGGTGGACTAAATTTATAATATATGGCGGATATTGTTAAAAATCAGGATGTAAATTACGCATTGTACTACAATGTGTTGGATTATTTTAAGATTATTATGAAAAATCACCCTTCGATTAATCACGTATCGCAGGGAGATGCTTCTGATTTTGACCAGAATGAGTTTCCAGCATATCCAGTAGCTAATGTAATGATTTCACAATCGGAATTAAGAGAAAAAACCATTGTACATACGGTAGATTTGATTGTTGCTGATAAAATCAAACAAAAAAACAACGATTCAACACCTACAACCAATGAACAATCGATTCCCTACTATGGGACAGATGATTCAGTTGATATTTTGGCTAATACTATGGCGATTATTAACGATTTAACTACATTTACACAATTTTCAGTAGAAGCATTTGATATTGATGGTAATATTATTGTTACACCATTTAAGGATAGATTCAACAATGGTTTAGCTGGACATGTGGCATCTTTTAGATTGGTATCTTTTGCTAATAGAAATAGATGTACTTTCAATCTATTAACTGATTCGGATTTAGATGTTAGTTGTTAATGAAAACACTTCAAGATTTAGCCAAACAATATCGTAAATCAGCTGCAGAGGCAATCTACCCTGGTTTGCCTTATCCTAAATACCAAAGAGCACCTAAATCTCTATTACCACCTAATCCACCGGGGCAAGAATCAAGAGCATTTAGTACAGGTAACTTATTAACTAAGTTTATTACCTCACCACAAAACGCAATAGATACTATTGCATCTAAAATAGGTAACGGATACCAAATTGTGGTAAATGTTTCTCCTGAGGGAGCTGAGTATGGTAGATGGGTACACTTTGGGACACGAAGAATGATGGCAAGACCTTTTGCAGAGATTGCAGCTAATGAACCAAAGTTCCAACAAGCTCTAAATGAGTTTATGATTGGAGAATCAGAAAAAGAAGTAGAAGGAGAGTTGGAAAAGTTAGATGATATGTTCAACAAAGCTGGATGGAAGATAACCTAACCATCAAATATATTTTTTCTTAGAAAGGTTAAATTAAAAAGATTAATTTATGGCTATCGAAATCTTACAATTACCCGCAAGTTGTTCACTAGCACAATCTCCAATAGTTTGTGCAGTTAGTGAATCTAATAGTGGGGTAATAGCATCATCATCATTCCAATACATTGCTGAGTTGTATTATTGGACAGGTAGTGTAAACGATAGTGGTTCGCTATCTGACTTTACACTTGCTAAATATCCAAACGAATCACTTAGTGGTATTTTTGATTTTAGTAAAATTATCAACTCAACATTGGAAGATTCTATTGAAGAGAATCCATCTAATGTAATATTCTTTAAAGCAGATTTATATCATCAATACATTTCAGCATCAACATTCTATACATCATCGCATGTTGAGACAGGAGTATATAAAGCGATTGATGGATATGGAGTATTCCAAGAACCAATTGGACAAGATATACAAAACAAAACACCTCATTGGCCAATAATGAGTGATGGACCATCAGTACAAACATCGTTTGATGGTAATGTTGGTAGAATGGGTATTTTTGCATGGAGTGGTAGTGGAGATATTCCTGATGCAGTATTATATACATCAACTACACAAACATCAGCATTTCCTATTACAGGTTCAGAATCTACTGATGGGCAAATTGCTACTTTCCCAATTGGAAACGGAGAATTTGATTTCCCATTAAGTTCTTCATACGATTCATTCACCGTAACTCCTCTAAAATTAGGAAGTGAGATTGGGGATTCAATTCAATTCAATATAGAGTGTGAAAAGAAATACCCTAATGTTAGAATCAAATGGAAAAATAGATTCGGACAGTTTGATTTCTTAAACTTCAACTTGGTAAGTAGAGAAGGATTTAATACTCAAATTAGAACATTCCAAAGACAAGTAGGTAGTTGGTCATCTCCAACTTTATCGTACAACAACTACGATTCATCAACTCAAAATTATTCAACGGATTCAACACAAAACCTAACTGTAAATTCGGACTGGTTAAGTGAAGATTATAACGATATACTGAAGCAATTAATGGTGAGTGATGAGGTATATTGGATTTACGATGAAACATCAGGAGATTTAAGACCTATTACCATTAAAACAAACTCTATTACCTTTAAGACAAATGTGGTAGATAAGCTTATCCAATATTCATTTGATTTTGAATGGGGACAGAACTATAAATTAATTCTATAATGGGAGTTAGAACAACACAAGGTTTCAATTTTAAATTAGTAGCCAATGGTGTTAGTTTAGATTTATTTAAGGATGAAACTATTACCATCTCCGATAACATTACGGGGCTATTTGATGTAGGTACACTACCTACTGATTTCTCACGTCAGATTACTTTACCTGGCTCTAAGAAAAATAATCAATTCTTTGAGCAGTATTACGATATATCGGTTGAGAATCCGTTTCTATTCTCAACATCCAACAAAGTTGATGCATATTTTGATTTTGATGGATTATACCTCGCAAGCGGATATCTACAATTAAATAAAGTAAATGTTGTTGCGAACAAATATATCGATTCGTATGAGGTTACCATATTTGGTTCGTTGGCATCATTTGCGAGAGAGGTAAATAGGGCGTTCTTAACCGATATAACTACACTTACCGATTTGAATCACTCTGCATCTTATGCAAACATTACTTCTTCGTGGAGTGATGGTTTGTTTAATGGTGATATTGTGTATCCACTTATTGATTATGGAAAGGATATCGCTTATCAATCCTCATTGGATGGAAAGTATGGTATAGATAATCCAAATGGAGCATTATCGGTACAAGATTTCAAACCTGCTATTAAGGTAAAGAAAGTATGGGATGCTATATTTGAGCAGTTTGGTTACACTTATCAATCAGATTTTCTTACCTCATCAATTTTCGACCAAATGTATATGGTATTACATAATGGTGGTAAGTATCCTGAGTTTGATGGTGTTGATTTAGAAACTTATGGGCAAGTAAAGATAGGACCTATATCAGGTTCTACATCAGATACTCAATTAATTACTGAAGGGAATTGGGCTCAATTAAGATGGGAGAACAACCAATTTGACCCACAATTCAACATTGGTGACAATATGTCATATATGCAAGATGATAGACAATCGCCATTAGAAGGTAGTATCCGATTAAAATTCAAAGTATCAGGTTCAGCAGGTGTTCCACAATTTAGTATTGGATTATACGAAACAGGTTCAATAAACACAGGTTCACAAGCGGATATTAATGATGGTACGGGTTCGTATTGGAGTGAAGAAATAACGAATTGGAACAATTACCTACAACAAGAATACTCAGTAACTTCAGGTGTAGGTGATGTGGAATACGATTTAGAATACTATTGGAAATCAAATGTAATACCAGCCAATAAAGCGGTTTATCCAATGTTAAAATACGAAACCTTTGGTGGTTCTAATTTTACAGTAACACTTGCACCAGATGGAGATGAAAAATCGTATTGGGAAGTTAACCAACAAACTTATGCAGCAGATTGGAGAGTAATGGATATTGCAGACCAAATGCCTGTTGGAAAGAATGGTATTAAAATGATTGACTTTATTAAAGCTGTACAAAGAAACTTTAATTTAGTAATCTATCCATCTAAAACAAAACCAAAAGAATTCATTGTTGAAACCTTTAATAATTGGTATAAACAGGGTGAGGTAAAAAACTTTAACAAATACATTAATTTAGATGATAAGTTTGAAGTTATTCCAGCTAACAACCTAGCAGTTAATAAACTAACATTTGGACATACTGAAGATGCAGATTTATTAGCACAAAACTTTAAGAAAGAAACTAATAGACCTTATGGTGAAAGTTTTTACATCGATACTCAAAACTTTTTCTCTCAAGGTGAATTTAAAGTAGAACCAACCACAGCTGCATCCCCTTTGAGATATGTACAAGGTACAGGTTTGAGTGGTAGTGCGGCACCAGCCGTAACTTATTACCAAATTCTTTATCAAAGAAGCACATCTACTTACGAATGGGCTGTGTGTAGTGCTACACCTAGAATTGGATATATTACCAGAAATTCTTCTACTTTTGATGAAGGTGATGTAATATATACAAATACATTGGGTACACCTTTAACAGGTTATCGATATGTGGCTAACGCTTTGGTAGGTGATATATATTCAATCAGTTCATCAACCGGTGAAGTTGTTTCATTTGTTACAACTTGTGCCGATGAACCAACAAGTTAATTATGGCAGCAGATAAAATTTACATACCAACATTTATAGCTGATAACGATTTTAATCCATCGAATGTACTTCCACGTTTCTTTTTTTACAATGGATTAAAAGAGGTGCAACCATATAGGTTTGTACAAACATTCGATGATACATTAAATTCAGCAAACATAAGAACTCAAACTGAGATTCCATACTTTGACCATTACAACACAGGTTCATCAGCTGAGGGAAATCCCGCTGCAGATTCTGATTCATTATTATTCTTTAATGAAACACCTGCATATGGAACTACACCAACACAAACTCTTTTTTCACAATATTGGGCAAAATATATTAGTTTGTTATATGACCCACGTACTAGATTAATAAATTGTTCAGCTAACATTCCTCTTGCTGATTACTTTAAGATGGAACTAAACGATGTGGTAGAGTTTCGTTCCAATTATTACCACCTTCGTGCCATTAATGATTATGATTTAGTAACTGGAC